AGTCTTGGGATACCCATTGCCCTTAACTCGAAAATAAGAGGGGTTCCTGCCGCTTTCGCTTCAACGATGCAGGCATCCGGTTCAAATTCCTTGTACATGTCCATTGCACATTTCTTGAGTTCAGGGAACTCCAGCCTTTCCTTGTAGGCATCCAGCAGGATGATATTAGGCTGTGTAATCCCTTCGGCATCAGGCTGGTAGAAAACTCCCCATGTGGTGCAGGCCGAGTAGTCTGCCCTCTGGGTCTTTAAAAATGCGGTGTCCCAAGACTGGATAATAAACTCACATTGCGGGGGTCTGTCTTCTTCCCACCTCTGCCACCATTCCCTTTTAACCAATGCCCCTTCTTCGGAGGAAGGGTCTTGCTGGTACTGTGCGCTCCACTTGGGGGCAGGCAGTTCACTTCTCAGGGCTTCCAGTTCTTTAATTGACCAGAACTCAGGCCATAACGCCTTCCCTGAAGGCATGATTGCCGGGAACTCAATTAATTCCCATTCATCCATCCCTTCCCGCTGGACAGATGTTTTAATAATCTTTCCTGTCAAATCCCGTTTGTGCCAACGGGTCATCACTATAATAATCGCCCCTCCGGGCTGTAACCGCTGCCTTGGGCCGGAGGTGTACCAGTCATAAACCTTGTCAAAGACGGCGGGGTCTGCGCTCTGGCCTTCCTGTTCGCTGTGGGGGTCATCGATAATCAGGAGGT